ATCGCTTTGCTCAGTTGCGTGATGGACCGGAGAAGGCAGCACTGGCGATCAAGATCTTCGGCAAAGCTGGCGCCGAATTGATCCCGATCCTGAATCTTGGCAGCAAGGAGATCCAGCGCTTCGGCCTCGGCATCGGTCCCGACTTCGCCGACAAGGCTGATGCGTTCAATGATCAGCTCGGGATCATGAAGGCACAGACCACTGTGCTCACCGTGCAGATCGGATCAGCACTCCTGCCGGTGATGAGTGGGTTGGTGAGCATCATTGGAGATGTAGTCAAAGCAATCGGCGATCTCGCGAAGGACTTCTATGTGGCGATCGGTGGCATGGCCGGATTGACTGAAGCCACAAAGATTCTCACAAAGACGTTGCTGGTTTTTGGCGGCGTTGCTGCTGGTGTTTTTATCGTCTCGAACGTGGTGGCATTTGGCGGTGCGCTGCGTACGGTTATTAAGTTCAGCAGAGAGTTGCTGGATATTGAAAAACGGATGCTGCTACTGCAAACAGCACGGGCAGCCATTCAAGGCATTTTGACCGGAGCTGGTGCGGGAGCCACTAAGGGCGCAACGCCAGCTCAGAAGATTATTGGTGGTGTTGCGGGTGCAGGTGCTGGTATTGCTGCATTGATAGCGGTCAACAAATTGATTGACGAATCAGTCAACAAAATGATGCGGACCATTGATGCGGCTTCCAATAGAGCGACCAGGGCAACAACACCACCCGGCACTACGCCGGACCTAAGCGGCCTGCGCACGGGCGCTGGCGCGAAGCCGAAGAAAGCAGAGGAGATGAGCCAGAAGCTGTATCAGCTTGAGCTGGACCTGCTTGAGGCGCAGCGGAAGGAAAACGAAACGCAAGTCGCTTCGATTAAGTACGAGATCGCTCAGCAGAAGTTTGCGGAGAGCAAACTGAAGAACCGCAACGACATGCTCGAGCTGGCCAAGGCAGAGCGGCAATACATGGAGGACATTGCCGACATAGCGACGAAGACCGGCGCCGCTGTTGCGCAGGACTTTATCAAGCGAAACCAACTGCAGGAGGATTACAAGCGCACCGTAGAAGAGCTGCAGATCAAGGCTGGCCTGATCACCGGCGACAAGCTCAAGCAGGTCGAGATCGATCGCGAACTGCAAACGATCCTCGAGCGCCTGCCTGGTTTGACTCAGGCGCAGATCGACAAGCTGAAGGAGCTGGTGGCTGCCAGTAAGCAGGTGAAGGATGGCTTCGGAGATACCTTCGGCGAAAGTCTTAGGCAGTATTACGACAGCCTCAAGAACTTCGGCGGACAGGTTGCCGATTCAGTCAAGGGCGCCTTCCAAGGTCTAGAGGATCAACTAACCAGCTTCGTCACCACTGGCAAGGCGAACTTCACCGATCTGGCCAACAGCATCATCGCCGACATTGCTCGCATTGCGATCCGGCAGGCCATCATCAGGCCGTTGGTGGGTGGCATCTTCGATATCTTCAATATCAAGCCGAGCGCCATGGGCAACGTCTTCGCCCAGAACGGCATCCAGAAGTTCGCCCGTGGCGGCATCGTCGACAAGCCGACGATGTTCCCCTTCGCCAAGGGCATCGGCCTGATGGGCGAAGCTGGACCTGAGGCGATCATGCCGCTACGCCGCGGCCGTGATGGCCGACTTGGAGTACAGGCCACCAACGGTGGCGGTGGTGTGAGCGTGGTGGTGAATGTTGACGCGAGCGGCACCAGCGTCCAAGGTGATAACGCCAAGGGCGCCGAGTTCGGCCGGGCAATCAGCGAAGCCGTCAAGAATGAGATCGTGATCCAGAAGCGCCCAGGAGGCTTGCTCAACTAATGGCCACCTTCTCCTACACGCCCAGCTTCGAGGCCACTGAGATCAGCAAGCCGAGGGTGGTCACCTTCGAAGCAGGTGATGGCTACCAGCATCGCGTCGGCTTCGGCCTGCACCGCAATGGCAAGGAGTGGCAGCTCAACTTCTTAAACCGCACCGATACCGAGCGCGATAACATCACGGCCTTCTTGGATGCCCGAGCTGGCGTCGAGAGCTTCGACTGGACCCCGCCTAGCGGCACTGCTGGCAAGTACATCTGCAGGGAGTGGCAGACCACGCTGCGCTCCTGCAACTTCAATAACATCACTGCCACCTTCATCGAGGTGTATGAGCCGTAGCCATGGCGATACCTGTCTCAGAGCTACAGAAGATCGCGCCGAGCAGCATCATCGAGCTATTCGAGCTGCAACTCGTCACTGCTCTGCATGGCAGCAACACGGTGTACCGCTTTCACGCTGGCAGCAACATGAACGCCAACGGCGAGTTGGTCTGGAATAGCAACAGCTATCAGCGGTTCCCGGTCGAGGCCGAAGGATTTGAGTACACAGGCACGGGCAGCCTGCCGCGGCCGAAGATCAAGGTGAGCAATATCCTCGGCAGCATTACGACGATCCTCGCGACAGTCAATGCCACCACTGCCGGCAACGATCTGACAGGGGCAACGCTGACCAGGATCCGCACGATGGCGCGCTACATCGATGGCGCCAACTTCACCGGCGGAACCAACCCCTACGGCACACCGGATCCAACGGCTGAGTTCCCACGGGAGGTCTATAAGATCGCGCGCAAATCATCCGAGAGCCGGCAGATAGTGGAGTTCGAGCTGGCCGCGGCGTTTGACTTGGTAGGTGTGCGGGCGCCGAAGCGGCAGTGCATCGCCAACATCTGCCAATGGGTCTACCGCTCGACAGAGTGCGGTTACACCGGCAGCAACTACTTCAGCGTCAACGACGAGCCTGTAAGCGGTTTGGACAATGATGTGTGCGGCAAGCGCCTAACCAGTTGTAAGTTGCGGTTTGGGGCAACCTCTGAACTGCCCTATGGCAGCTTCCCTGGAATCGGCGCCTACACCGTATGAGCTGGAAAACTGACGCGCTCAAACACGCCAAGCAGGAAGATCCGCGTGAGGCTTGCGGCTTGGTGGTGGTTATCAAAGGCCGTCGTCGGTATTGGCCTTGCTGCAATCTGGATCAAGACGGCGCACAATTTGTCCTCTCTCCTGAGGACTACGCCGCTGCTGAGGATGCTGGCGAGGTGGTGGCCATCTTCCATAGCCATCCGGTCACATCGCCGGCGCCCAGCCAGCCGGACCTGATCAGCATCGAGGCCACCGGCTTGCCGTGGTACATCGTCAACCCGAAGACCGAAGCCTGGTCTGAAACGCATCCCACTGGCTACAAGGCACCACTGATTGGTCGGAGCTGGGTGTGGGATGTGAGCGACTGCTGGACGTTGGTGCGTGACTGGTATGGCGAGCACGGCATCGATCTGCCGGATTGGGATCGCCCGGCCACCCATGCGGACTTCGAGGTGCAGCCGCTATTCGATGGTTTCTGGAAGGATGCTGGCTTCTATCAACTGCCGGAGGAGGAGCCGCTGCAATTTGGCGATGGCCTGCTGATGAACATCGAAGGCAGTGGCCTCAACCACTGCGGTGTGTATATCGGTGATCAGTTGGTGCTGCACCATCTCCGCGGTCGCCTCTCGAGCCGGGATCTGTACGGCGGTTGGCTGCAAAATTGCACCGGCCGTAGACTTCGCCATCGCGACGCCGATAAACTGACCGAAGGCTGAGAACTGCCATGCTGCGCGAGATCCGAGTGTATGGGCAGCTAGCCAAGTTCCTCGGGCGGCGCAAGTTCATGGCGGCCGTTGATAGTGCAGCAGAGGCGATTCGATTCCTACTGGCCAACTATCCGCAGGTCGAGCGGCACATGTGCCAAGAGGCGCGCCACTATCGCGTGATGGTCGGCGATCATGCCGCAGGAATGGAGGAACTGCACGGACCTGCTGGCAGCAATGCGATCAAGATCATTCCGGTGATCGGCGGTGCTGGTGGTGGTGTGGGGCAGATCCTTGCTGGTGTTGCGTTGGTTGCTGCAGCGATCTTCATCCCTGGCCTTGGCCTTGGCCTTGCTGGTGCCACCGTCACCAAGATCGGTCTGCTCGGTGGTGCGCTGATCCTGGGCGGCATCTCGCAGGCATTGACGCCAACGCCAACGCTGGCCGCCTCGAGCACCTACAGCGGATCGCAGGGCACCACCAACACCGAGATGGATCCGCAGAAGTCCTATAGCTTCAGCGGGATTCAGAACACCAGCCGAGCAGGTGTGCCGCTACCCCTAGCGTTCGGTGAGGTGATCTGCGGCTCCGTGGTGATCTCGGCCGGCATCGACACCGTGCAGATAGAAGCATGAGCGAACTGATCCGTGGCGCAGGTGGTGGTGGCGGCGGCGGCGGTGGTGGGACCGTTGTTCAGCAGACCGTCGTCGCGCCAACTCGGACGCCAGTTCGTGATCCAGACACGCTGGCCTCAAAGCAATATGCGACGTTCGTCGACTTGCTAAGTGAAGGCGAGATCGAAGGTTTCCCATCGGCCGCGGCCTATGCACGCGACAGCGCTGATTACAACAGGGCATTGCTTAAGGATGTATTCCTAAACGGCACGCAGATTCTGCGTCAAGGCGCTGATGCGACAAATCCGCAGACGGCTGATTACAACTTCCAGAACGTCACGCTGCAGACCAGGTACGGCACGCAGGCGCAGACCTATATCCCTGGCTTCTCCGATATTGAACGAGAAAGCAGCGTTCAGGTGAAGGTCGAGCAGGCCACGCCGATCACACGCACCATCACCGACACCACCGTCGACGCTGTTCGAGTCACCATCACGGTGCCGCGACTTGAGCAATACACCGATGAGGGTGATGTAAGAGGCACCAACTTGAATCTGCGGATCCAAGTGCAATACAACGGTGGCGGCTACACCACCGTGATCGACGACACGATCGCCGGCCGCACCGCTGATCAATATCAGAAGGACTACAAGGTGAGCTTCACCGGGGCGTTCCCGGTTGATGTGCGCGTGGTGCGCGTCACCGCCGATAGCGTCGACACCAACCTGCTCA